GAACTTCTTTGTATAAAGTAGGAACGGTAGCAAGTGCTACTGTAACTAGGGATTTAACTATACCGGACGAGGGTGTAGTTTTTGCTAGTGGTATTTATGTGCAGTATACCGTTGCTACGTTTAATACTATGACGGTATTTCATGCGTAAAGGTTAAGGTAAATTATGAGCCACGTTTCTTTTTATTCGGATTTAGAAAAAGAAATTTGCGACGAAATTAAAGCTTGGTCGCAACACGCTTTAGAAGTTCCTAATGAGGAATGTGGCAATTTACCCGTTTGCGCTTATGCTAAAAAAGCTTGGTTAGATGGAAAAGTTGGTTTTTCTTTTAAATACGGCCCAGGTTATCAGCCGCTATACTCTTTAATTTCAACATACGAAGATAATTACGATGTTATTGTTTTAGTAGACATAGACTACGAAGAAGATCCAGAAAAATTTCACAGTTACTTAGTTGGTTTAAATGAAGCTATTTCAGAAAAATTTTTTATACAAGAAGATATTTGGGTAATGGGGTTTCACCCAGCAGATGAAACAAATGAAGTAATAGATGATGGTAGTTTTGAGCCTTTAATAGAAAATGAGTATGCTATGATTTTTATTCAAAGACTAAAAAAATTACAACAATCTGCAAAAAAACTGCAAAAAATGGGTTACTATAAGTATTACTTTGGTGACAATAACACGCCCCATGTTTTTAAATTAAGACAATATTTTTACGACAAACTTACAGAGGAAAGATCACATGAACAGAAGCAGAGTTAATTTAGGGAACGGCGCTGTAAAAAAAGTCGGCGTCAAGAAAAGAATGAGAGGCGGAGGTATGGTCCGCAAAAAAATGGCCGGTGGCGGCATGGTTAAGAAAGTCGGCGTCAAGAAAAGAATGGCCGGCGGCGGCATGGTTAAGAAAGTCGGCGTCAAGAAAAGAATGAGAGCCGGCGGCATGGTTAACAAGGGGAAAAGCCTAAAAAAGCCCGGTAAAGGTCAGGTAGGCCTTAAAAAGTTACCTGAAGAAGTACGTAACAACATGGGTTACATGGCAGCCGGTGGCGCAGTAGCCGCAGGCATGAAAGCAGCTAAAGAAGTTGGTAAAGCCGGTAAAAAGTTATTTGATAAACAAAAACGTAAGGGCAGGCCGCCTAAAAGTAAAATGGCAAAAGCTAAAAGCCGAGTTAATTTGGGCGCAGCAGACCCTGCTGCAGCAGTTGGTTATGTAGCTGCAGGCGCGGCAATTGATGATTTTGCTGAAATGGCAGCCGGTGGTGCAGTAACTGCGGCAAGAATCGTTGGGACTAAGTTAGGCAAAGAAATTGGCAAGGTCAAAACAGGTAAAATTCAAACTCCTAGTTTTGGTACTAAAGAAATGCAGAAAATTTTAGACAAAGAATTGAAAAAATAAATGGCTACTTCATCATCAGTAAACTTTGAACTAGACGTAGCAAGCTACGTAGAAGAAGCTTTTGAGCGTTGTGGTTTGGAAGTACGCACGGGTTACGATTTAAAAACAGCAAGACGTTCTTTGAACCTGCTTTTAGCAGATTGGGCGAATCGTGGTTTAAATCAATGGACTATAGAACAAACTTCAATTACTTTAGCTTCTGATATAGGTAATTATCCAGGCGGTAATTTAACCATGACAGTTGGCGCAAGCGGCAGTTTTACCGTTGGTGAAACCATAACGGGTGGTACCAGTTCAGCGACTGCTTCAATAACAAGTCTACCTTCATCTACTTCTATGGCTATTACAATTCCTTCTGGGACTTTTAGTAACGGCGAAACTTTAACAGGCGGCACAAGTGCCGCTACAACCACACTATCTGCGGCGGTGGACCTAACTACCGTGCAAAAAACAATTGATGTTTTATCCGTTGTAGTTACTAGAGACAGCACAGATTATGGGTTAACCCGTTTGAGTCGAAGTGAGTATTTAAATTTACCAAATAAAACACAGACCGGAAGACCTTCTCAGTTCTTTTTGGATCGTCAAATAAGCCCAACTTTAAAACTTTGGCCTGTTCCAGAAAATAATACAGATATTGTTAAGTTTGATCGTTTAGTTCGTATGGACGACGCAGACGACTACACAAATACTTTGCAAATACCGTTTCGTTTTTACCCTTGTTTAGCTGCGGGTTTGGCTTATTACTTAGCAATAAAACGAGCACCCCAGAGAATTGAAATACTGAAAGCTATTTACGAAGAAGAATTTAACAGAGCTATGTTAGAGGACCGAGATCGAGCTTCTTTGCAGATAACACCTAGTTTTAGTTATTACGGTAGTTAATCATGGCTAAATATGCAACTGGAAAAAAAGCTTACGGAATATCAGATAGGTCTGGTTTTCGTTACCCGTTAAATAAAATGAGAAAAGAGTGGACGGGTATGTTAGTTGGGTTTGATGAATTTGAACCAAAACACCCTCAACTAAAACCAATACGTAAGTTTTCTGATCCCCAAGCATTAAAAGATCCCAGACCAGATAGAATAGAACCCGTTATTACTTATGTTGGAACACCTATTTTATCTGAAAAAACATTTACCCCAACAAGAGCTTTTGGGGTTATAGGACAAGTTACGGTGACAACAACATGAGTTTTACACTAGCAACGCTGAAAACAGCAATACAAAATTACACTGAAAATGACGAAACTACGTTTACGTCAACTTTAGATACTTTTATAAAAAACACAGAAGAACGTATTTTAAAAAACACACATTTAGATATTTTTAGAAAAAACGTAACTGGGACAATGACTTCTTCTAACCAATATTTATCTAGTCCCAGTGATTTTTTAGCGCCTTTTTCTCTTTCGATTACATCTAGTAGCGTAAAAACTTTTTTAGATTTTAAAGACGTCAACTTTATACAAACTTTTAATCCGAACAGCAGCACTACTGGAACGCCTCGTTACTATGCTAGTTTTGATGTAAATACTTTTATTATCGGACCTACACCAGACAGTAACTATTCTTCAGAACTGCATTACTATTATCGACCAGCAAGTTTAACAGCAGGTTCTGATAGCGGCACTACTTGGTTAAGTGAAAATGCTACCCAAGCCATGCTTTATGGTTCTCTTGTAGAGGCTTACACTTTTATGAAAGGTGAACCGGACGTTTTACAAGAATATGAGAAACGTTTTGCAGAAGCTATGGTTTCTATTAAAATGCTTGGAGAATCCAGGGAAAGCACAGATGAATATAGAACGGGACAAGTAATACGAGATAAACAATAAGGAAAAATATGTTTGATGTTGAAGTAAAAGCAGATGTAAATGGTGTGAACATACACACTACTAAAAATAGGGGTTTTTCCCCAGAAGAAATAGCGGCAAGAGCCGTAGAAAAAATAGTTTCTATTTCAGTTGATGCTGACCCTATGATAAAAGCACAAGCCGAGGCTTTTAAAAGTAGGGTATATCATGTTATTGTATTAGCGTGCAAAGATGCAATAAATAGCGATAGGACTACTATGTATAATCTTTTAACAAAACAAGGTCATAACGATATGGCTGATATTTTAAGGAGACTGTAAAAATGGCTATATCTCAAGCTATGTGTACCTCGTTTAAGTCTGAGTTATTACAAGGTATTCATAATTTTCACAACGGTTCTGGTGGTGGAACTACGACTACTACAGGAAGTGGAAACACATTTAAAATTGCTTTATTCACTTCTAGTGCAAGTTTAGGCGCAAGCACCACAGCCTATTCTACAAGTAATGAAGTTTCAGGAACTAACTATAGTGCTGGTGGTAATACACTAACTAACGTAGATCCTTCTACTTCTGGTACTACTGCTTTGACTGATTTTGCAGATACAACGTGGTCTACAGCTACAATCACGGCCCGCGGTGCATTAATTTATAATTCAAGCACAACAGCCGGATCAGCTAACAGAGCGGTAGCAGTTTTAGATTTTGGCGGAGATAAAACATCTACGTCAGGAGATTTTACAGTTCAATTTCCTGCAGCAGATGCTAGTAATGCTATTATAAGAATAGCGTAAGGAAATTTAGTGGCTACTGGATGGGGTAGAAGTACCTGGGGCGACGATAAATGGGGTGTTACTTCCGCTATATTCAGTGTAACTGGAGTAGCCGGAACTTCAGCATTAGGCTCTGAAAGCGTAGTAGCTGAAGCTAATGTATCTGTTACGCAATCGGCACTAACAACTACATTAGGAACTGTAGTTACAGCAGGAGCAGCGGTTACAGGAGTAACTGGTAGTGCAAATGTAGGAACGCTTGGAGACGAATCTGTAAGCGCAGGGGCCACAGTAAGCCCGACAGGAATTGCTGCAACAGGTTCTGTTGGAAATTTATCTACAGTATCTGTTAATATATTAGAAGTTAGTTTAGTTGCTGCAACATCTAGTTTAGGAACGGTAACACCGAAAGCAAATGCTGATGTAACTGTTACCCTGGATGCAGCAACAGGAAATATAGGTTTTGCTAACGTTTGGAGTTTAGTAGATGATTCTCAAACACCTAGTTGGACAAGTGAAACACCATCACAAACACCTAGTTGGACAAGTGAAACATCTTCTCAAGATCCAAATTGGACAGACGTAGCAGCATAGAGGATATATTATGGCGAGTACATACGTAAATGATTTAAGATTAGAAGAAATAGGTACTGGTGAACAGTCCGGTACTTGGGGCGACACTACAAATACAAACTTAGAACTTATTGCAGAAGCGTTTGGTAGCGGTTCAGAGGCCCTTTCAGATGCTTCTACAGCAACAATTACAATGGCAGATGGCGCAAGTGATGCAGCTAGAGCAATAGCACTTACTCTTACAGGTTCTTTATCTCAGGCTTGCACTGTTACATTAGCACCTAATACAGTTAATAAATGCTGGGTTATACAAAATAGTGCTGGTGACACAGTAACCATTTCTCAAGGCACAGGCTCAAATGTCGTAATTCCGAATGGAGGAATTAAGATGATTGTTGCTGATGGTGCTGGTTCAGGAGCAGCGGTTACTGATGTATTAGACCTAACAGGTGGTACAGGTAACGTAGGACTAGGATCTGGCTCATTAGGTGCAGCTTTAACAACAGGAACAGATAACGTAGCAGTAGGTGAAGCCTCACTTGATGCAGTAACGACTGGCTCAGACAATACAGCAGTTGGCGATAACGCTGGTGGTGCTTTAACTACTGGCTCAAACAACGTGGCAGTAGGCTCTGGAGCTTTACTGGTAGCAACCACAGCAGCAGATAATACTGCGGTGGGAACACTAGCTTTGACTGCGAATAGTTCTGGTACAGACAATACAGCAGTCGGATATGCTGCTGGTGATGCGGTAACCACAGGATCAGACAACACTTTAGTAGGAGATAACGCTGGTGGCGCGATAACAACTGGTGGTGATAATACTGCGGTTGGCTCTGGCGCACTAGCTACTGAAGATGGTAATGGACAGAACGTAGCAGTAGGATCAGCAGCGTTAGCAACATTAAATGCTGGTGCAGATGCTGGCAACGTAGCGGTTGGCTATCAAGCCTTAACTGCTGCAACTACTGGTGTTGACAACGTAGCAGTCGGTTTTCAAGCTGGAGATGCAGTAACAACAGGTTCAGATAACACATTAATCGGAGATAGTGCTGGCGGAGCTTTAACGACAGGTGCAAACAATGTCGCGGTGGGTTCAGCAGCATTAGCTACAGAAGATGGTAATGGTTCAAATGTTGCAGTAGGTACAAATGCTCTTACTACTCTTAACGCTGGTGCAGAGGGAAAAAACGTAGCAGTTGGTCACGAAGCTTTGAAAGTAGCATCAACAGGTATAGAAAATGTAGCAGTAGGATGTTCTGCCATGATTGCCAACACAACAGGCTCATACAATACTGCAGTCGGTGGTTATGGAACTTTAGATGCGAACACAACTGCGAATAACAATACAGCTATTGGTGCTGGTGTTATGACTGCAAATACAACAGGTGCTAACAATACTTCTGTTGGAGCTTATAGCTTAGATGCGAACACAACTGCAAATAGCAATACAGCAGTTGGTTATGCTTCTTTGTCTAGCAATACAACAGGAACAGAAAATACAGCCATTGGTAAAGATTCTTTAGGAGCAAACACCACAGCAAACAGTAATGTTGCAGTAGGTGTGGAGTCATTACAAGATAACACTACAGGAGCTTCTAATACTGCTGTAGGAACTGGTTCTTTGAAGGAACAAACTACAGCAAGTAACAATACAGCAGTTGGATATCATTCTTTACGAGAAAACACTACAGCAGATCATAACACAGCAGTTGGATATAATGCTTTATTAGCAAACACTACAGGAAATACTAATACAGCAATTGGTTCTAGTGCTTTAACAGCAAACACAACTGCATCATTTAACACAGGAGTTGGACACAGCGCATTAGAAGCTAACACTACAGGTGCATCCAATACAGCAGTTGGAAAAAACTCTTTAGCAGCAAACACTACAGCCTCTAATGGTACAGCTATTGGAAGAGATGCTTTAAAAGCAAACACCACAGGTGATTCTAATACAGCAGTAGGTTTTGATTGTTTAGGAGCAAACACCACAGGAACAGCAAACACAGCCGTAGGACATAATACTTTAGATGCTAACACCACAGCAAATAGCAACTCGGCTTTTGGTTATAATGCGTTAACTTCAAACACCACAGGAACTTTAAATGTAGCGATTGGTTCAGAATGTATGGCAGATAATACCACAGGAAGCAGTCTCACAGCGGTTGGTGAAAATGCTTTACACGCAAACACAACTGCAAGCAATAATACAGCAGTTGGATATAATGCTTTATTAGCAAACACCACAGGTTCTGAAAATCAAGCATTTGGAACTTATACTTTAGCGACTTGCTCCACAGGTGCATATAACACAGCAGTAGGCTACAACGGACTAGGCGCACTTACTACAGGTACTAACAATGTGGCATTAGGTTTTAGGGCTGGTCAGGGAATAACAACAGGTGGTAGGAATACCCTTATTGGAGAAGGTTCAGGAATAGCTGGAAGCCCTAGTGGTAATATTACTACAGGCAGTAATACTATGTGTTTAGGTGATGATAATTTAGGAACTTTATTTTGTATACAAGGCACAATTAATACTTCTGATGTCCGAGATAAAAGAAATATTACAGATTTTAGTAATGGTTTAGATTGGATAAATAAAATGAAGCCAGTTACTTACCAATGGGATAGAAGGTCTTGGTATGTTGATGAAGATGCTACACCTGAAGATATACTGGCAGTAAAAACTGATGGCTCTTTAACAAAACCTAAAGTTGAAGTAGGACTTATAGCGCAAGATGTACTAGAAATAGAAAAAGAACACGGATTTGGTAGTGATAATGATAATAGTCTTTTAGTCAATCTAACTGAAGATGAAACTAGATATGGTATCAACTATACAAATATAGTACCTATGTTAATCAAAGCAGTACAAGAACTTTCAACACAAGTTGAAGAATTAAAAAACAATAAATGTAAATGTAATAAGGAAAAATAAAATGGCAGTAACTAAAACAATGACTAAAGCTGTACCTTATGAAAAATCAGGCAAAGCACAAGAATGGCACTTAAAGATGAAGTACGAGAACGATAGCGAAGGTGATGCAACCTACTATACTTCTACTTTTAGCCACAGGGCAGTAGCAGCCGATGGTGATTTTACCGCAGCAGCAAAAGGCTCATTTAGCCTAGCAGACCTTACAGCACTTTGTCCTGTTTCACATTGGGATACAGTTTTTGCTAGTCAAGTAGACTCAGTTATTACTAATCCAAATACAAATCCTGTAGCAGACGAATCATTTTCAGTACCTAGTTAATATGGCTACTCAAATCCACGGTATGCCTAGTGTTTTTGTGCTAGAGCATGATGTACCAGAAGAAATGGTAAAAAATTTAAATAAGTATTTAGATTCTTATTTGAAGAAAAAGAAACGAAAATCACTTGCTAGTACACTTGTTGGTCAAATACAGCACGGACAACAACTATTAATGGATCACGAAGATAAAAAAATTATTGATTTTACTAATATGTTGTGTGGGCTAGGAGCTGAGTATATTAATCAGTTTTCTAAAGCTACTGGCGCACAATACAAAACTAATAAGCGTGTAGAAATGGATGAACTTTGGTCAGTACACAGTTACGAAAGAGACTACAACCCAATACATAGTCACGGAACTAAAACACTAATGGGTATCTCTTGCACAACTTGGACTAAAGTACCACAGCAAATATTAGATCAACCTACAGCAGGAACATCTAATTACAATTTATACAATGCTAGTGGACATTGTGATGGATATTTAGCTTTTCAGTATGGACAAAATCACGTTACAGATGTGGATATTTTAAAACCACCACAAAGTTTTGTAGTGCAACCACAAGTAGGAAAGCTATATTTATTCCCAAGTTGGTTACAACACATGGTTTACCCATTTCAAGGTAAAGGTGAAAGAAGAACAGTTGCAGCTAATTTAAATTGTTGGGACATACAGGTGGCTACATGAGTAAATCTCCAGATGCTTTTGTATACAGAGCAACGCTAGATCGCGTTGTAGATGGAGATACTTTTGATTGTATACTTGACTTAGGGTTTGATGTAAAACTGCATAAACAGCGCGTTAGACTGCATGGAATTGACACACCTGAATCACGCACTAGAGATTTAGCAGAAAAAAAACTAGGTTTACTAGCAAAAGAACGATTAAAAGAACTTTGTAAAGGGTCTTTTAAGGTCCGATCATTAGGAAAGGGCAAATATGGCCGTATACTCGGTATTCCATACACAGAAAATGGCGAAGATATTTGTCAAATGTTGATAAACGAAGGTCATGCGGTAGAGTATCACGGGGGTAAAAAAACAAAAAAATGGGGAAATTACTAGAGGAAAAATTATGGATATGATAATAAATTTGATAACTTGGGTAACCGGTATAGTAACAGTAGCTTCATTAATAGCTGCTTCAACACCCACACCCAAAGATGATGTTTGGATAGGTAAACTTTATAAAGTCATAGATCTTCTTGCTTTAAACGTTGGAAAAGCAAAGGATAAATAATGTCTACGGCAAAAGAGTCTTTATCTAAAATTGAAGCGCACGAAAGAGAGTGCGCTATTCGGTATGAGTACATAGAAAAAAGACTAGACGAGGGTTCTGCAAAGTTCAAAAGACTAGAAACTTTAATATGGGGTGTTTATCCTTTTATAGTGGGAACCGTTATTTTAGCTAAATACATTTAAAAGGTGCTTATAAATGCCTTTACAAAAGTTACAATTTAAACCAGGAATCAACAGAGAAACCACCTCTTATACTAACGAAGGTGGTTGGTTTGATTGTGAAAAAATAAGATTTAGATCGGGTGTTCCCGAAAAAATAGGCGGTTGGACTAAAGCTAGTACGAATACTTTTTTGGGAACTTGTCGTGCTTTACACAGTTGGGTTGATTTAAACGGAACTTTACGCACCGGAGTTGGTACGCATTTAAAGTATTACATTAACGAAGGTATCGATTATAACGACGTAACTCCGTTAAGAACCACTACATCTGCTGGTGATGTTACTTTTTCAGCTACTAATGGTTCTTCTACTATAACTGCAACAGATAGCAGTCATGGTGCGGTTGAAGGAGATTTCGTAACTTTTTCGGGGGCCGCTACTTTAGGTGGTCTTGTAACCGCGGCTGTTTTAAACCAAGAATATCAAATAGTTAGTGTTCCTACAACCAACACATTTACGTTTACTGCTAAAGATACATCTGGTTCTACTGTTACGGCAAACAGCAGCGATAGCGGCAACGGTGGTAGTTCTGTAGTAGGTGCTTATCAAATAAACGTTGGCTTAGACAGCACGGTTCTCGGGACAGGTTGGGGTGCTGGAACTTGGGGTAGAGGAACTTGGAACTCTGCAACTTCTTTGACGGATATATCTAGTATATTGAGGTTGTGGACACACGATAACTTTGGGGAAGATTTAATAATTAATGTTAGGGACGGTAACATCTTCTATTGGGACACCAGTGCTTACTCTAGTTCTTACAATAGAGCTATTCCTTTGTCTACCGTATCAAATGCTGTATCTGCTCCTACGGTAGCTAAACAGGTTTTAGTTTCTGATCGTGATCGTCACGTTATTGCTTTTGGTTGTGATCCAGAAGACGACACTGGAACTCAAGACCCTTTATTAATAAGGTTTAGCGATCAAGAAACAGCTATTACTTGGAACTCTACTGCTACGAATACTGCGGGTAGTTTAAGGTTAGGTTCCGGCTCTGAGATTATGACCGCTGTTGAAACAAGGCAACAAATTGTTGTTTTTACAGACGTTTCTTTACACGCTATGCAGTTCTTGGGACCGCCGTTTACTTACGGAATTAATTTAATTTCTGAGAACATTACAATAATGTCTCCGTTATCTGCAAAAGCGGTAGATGATTATGTTTTTTGGATGGGACTTGAAGACTTTTATTTCTATGATGGTCGTGTTCAAAAATTACCTTGTTCTGTAAAAGCATACGTTTTTAACAACTTTAATTTGCTTCAAAAAGAAAAAGTTTTTGCTGCATTAAATTCTTCTTTTGACGAAATTTGGTGGTTTTACCCGTCCTCAGATTCGGAAACAATTGATCGTTACGTTGTTTACAACTATGTGCAAAAAATTTGGTATTACGGCACAATGGCTAGGACTGCTTGGTTAGACAGAGGCATATTAAATAACCCTATAGCTGCCGGCGCAGACAATTATTTATATGACCATGAAAACGGTTTAGATGATGGTAGCACTTCACCAGCTTCAGCAATAACTTCTTACATAGAGTCTAGCCAATTGGATATAAGTGACGGAGACGGGTATGTTTTTATTAGACGTTTAATTCCAGACGTTACTTTTGATGGCTCAATAACAAGTACCCCAAGTGCTTCTTTTACCCTTAAAACACGTAACTTTCCTGGTGGATCTTACGGTAACTCAGACGCAAGCACTGTAACTCAAACGGCAAAGGCCAGCACTACTACGGTAGAGCAGTTTACAAATCAGGTTCATGTTCGTTTGCGCGGACGTTCTTTTGCTTTAAGGGTAGGTAGTGATGGTGCCGAAGTTAAGTGGCGGTTAGGTTCTCCTCGCGTAGACATACGCCAAGACGGTAGAAGATAATGTCGAGTAGAAATTTAACACAACCTACTTTCCCTACGCCGCCCGAGGAATACGATAGTAGTTATATGGCAGAAATAGTAAGAGCTTTTGCTGTTTTTCAACAACAGGTGATTAACCCAGGAGAGGGTCGAGCTACTAATTTTACATTAACAAATTTAGCAGATAACGACACAGGACTTGAAACTGGGGCTCTTTTTGCGCAAAATGGGGTTGTAAAAATTGTACGTTTAAATGTGCCTTGTCCGGCTGGTTTAGAGGCTACTGCTACTTTAGGTAGTGTAACAGTGAGTATTTCTTAATTAGGCGTGTTATTATGGTAAACAAGAGTCAAATAAAGGATTTTTAATGTCAGCAGCCTTACAAACATATAATGAAGCTCAAGATACTTTATTCGTTCCAGACGGCGGCATTGCCGCTTTTTTGTATGCTACTGAGGGCGATTGGGCTACCGAAGACGATATTCCAGAAACAGGCATTGCTCAAGTAAAAAGTGTTGCGGACAAACTAGCAGAATACGGTCGTTACGAAGACGAGTACATGGTCCACGCAGCAGAGGGCGAAACAGTTGTTCCTTTAGAAGTATTAGAGGCAAACCCTCGTCTTAAAAGTAATTTGTTTAATCAAATGGAAAAAATGGGTTTAGAACCAGAACGTTATGTTGTGGGTAGTGAACTTAACTCACTAAACCCTGTTACCGGACAACCAGAGTTTTTTCTTAAAAAACTTTTTAAAGGCGTTAAGAAATTAGTTAAGAACGTAGTAAAAGTTGTTAAGAAAGCACTTCCCGTTGTATTGCCTATCGCTTTAGCAATGACGCCCCTCGGACCAATATTCGGAGCGGCGGCAGGTTCTGGTATAAGTACACTGGCAGCAGGTGGTGACTTTAAGGACGCTCTTAAAGCAGGGATTACCGCAGGTGCGTTAGGTGGATTTGCTTCAGGTGTATCTGGCGGTATTTCATCATTACGTGCTGGCAACACCTTTATGGAAGGATTTAAGAGTAGTGTGGGATCAGCGGCAGGCGGTGTAGGCGAAAGATTTAAACAGTTTGCAAGTCCAGCAAGAGCAAGAGAGGCAGGCGGAACTTACTTTGGCGACCCGACAAGGACTATACGAACGCCAGCAGAACAACAAGCCGCGCTTAGAACTCAAGCAGTTTCCGATCAGCTTATTGCAAATGTAGACGCTAGAATGACTCCGCAAGTAACTGAACAAAATATGGCTGCGGTAAAGCAACAACTAGCCGGTGGTCAAGGTACAGGAACAACTACCGTTACTGATTTACCTCCATCTACGATAGATAACCAAATTAGCCAAGATTTCTTAGCTAGTATAGACCCACGCACTACTACTACTCCAACTACAATGACAGTGCCTTATACTCCGACTGACATTTCTACTGGAGTAACCGTTCCAACAGGTGTAAATGTTAGTGTTGACGACGCAATCGCGGCACTAAATCGAGTGCCAGCAGAACCACGTACTTTCTTAGAAAGAACTGGAGACTTTATGTTTAGGGGTGGCAAAGACCCACAAACCGTAAAAGCTGCACAAGATGCGGCTGGACAAGCTTACGCACAAAAAATGAAAGAGTTAGGTATTCAAGCTACAGAAGCAGGTTATAACGCAGCAAGAGCCGCGGCAGGTCCCGGAACATTAACTAGATATGGACCTTCGGCATTGTTAGCTTCTGGCATAGCGGCAGGCACTGGATTCTTTGATGCACCAGAGCAAGAAGAAGAAGAAACAGAAGCCTTCGTAACAGGCGCAGAATTATTAGAACAAGATCCGGATAAATACATGATCCGTTATCCGGCAGCTTCTCCCACATACACACTATCAGACATAAGGGTTCCGGGTAGCACGTTAGGTTTTGCTGATGGCGGTGCTGCACAATTCCCTAGACGCGACGGAGCGATCGCGGGCCCCGGAACAGAAACTTCTGACGACGTTCCTGCAATGTTATCTGACGGCGAGTTTGTTATGACTGCAAAAGCAGTAAGAGGCGCAGGGGCAGGAGATAGAGGCAACGGCATGAAAACAATGTATAGTTTAATGAGAAAATTTGAAAGAGCGGCAGTATAATGGCAACAGAAACAACCACACAGATTGTAAGAGAAGCACCTGAAATAGAAGCTCAGAAACTGGCTTTATTAGAAAGTGCTAGAGATTTAACTAAACAACGTTCTGGCGAAGTGCCGCCAGTTTATAGGGTAGCGGATTTAAGTGCATTAGAAAGAGGCGCTGGTGACGTATTACGTGCGGGTATAGGCGGGTATGAACCTTATTTAGACGCCGGTTTTGGTGCAACTCAGGCAGGTGTAGGCGCTATAGCCGATACTGCAATGCCACTATTACAACAAGGTTTTGGTGCAACACAAGCCGGGTTAGGTGCGATAGATCAGGCACAGGCACTAGCCGCGGCAAGCAGAGCTACCCCGTATGGATTTAGAGACGAAGGTATTGCTGGATTAAGAGAAGCAACGGGACGATTTGACCCGTC